TGGTTTTTTAGTTTTTTCAACTGGTTGTTCAGTTGCTTGTGTAGTTTCTTCAACTACGTTTTCTACGTTTTCTTCCATAATATAATATAATAATAATTAATAATTTTATCTAGGATCAAATTCACTTAAACTAAATCCGCCTCCTATAGTATCATTACCTGCGGATTCAAAGTTTTTAGGTGCTTTTGCACTTTTTCTTTGATCAATCAGCTCACTTTGTTGTGTAGCTTGTATTCTAGTTCTTTCGTCTTTACGATCTTCTTTTTCTTTTTCTTTAGATTTTTGTCCTGAAATATCAGCATTTTTAAGCTGCATATTCATTTCAAACTCTATCATCATAAGTTGTTTTTTAAATTCAACTTCTTGTGCTTGCTTCTGTAAATCAAGTTGAGCTTTCATTTGCTCAAGTTGAGCTTCGGCCTGTGCTTTAGCCATTTGTTTTTGCACTTCCATTTCTGCCGCTGCTTGTTGAGTTTGCATATTAGCTTGAGCTTGTGCTTGAATATTTTGTTGAGCTATAAGCTGATCTCGTTCTTGCTTTTTAATTCTTCTTAATTTTAATATTTGATTTGCTAGCTTAATGCTTTTTATTTCTCTAATATCAATAGCATCTTCAAGGTCTATACTTTGTTGTTGTAATGCCATTTGAATATTATTTTCAAGCATTGCTTTTTCTTCTTCATCAGGCATTAGTTCTATAAACAAACCAAAATCATATAAATGTAATTCAGACATTTCTTTTAGTGTAGCAACGTTATGACCTCCTACTTGTTGTACGAAAGCATTTGCAGTTGGTGAGTATTCTAGTATATCAGATATTCTAAGTGATAAACACTCTGCAACTTCTTTTGTTAAAAACAAACCAGCTTGTAATATATGTCTTGTAGCGGTATTGCTATTAGCCGCAGCTAATTTCTGTACTCCAACTAAAGCGTTTTTATCAGGTGTACTACCGTCTCTAGCTTCGTTAAGCCCGGTTACATCTCTAATCATTTGTAAGTAATAATTATAATTACCAATTAGAGCTTGCATTTTATTACCACCACTACCGCTTGTTATTTCTTGTATTGGTACTTTACCAGGGTTCATATCACCTTCAGAAGTAAATGATCTACCTATAACAGAACCTGTTTGGAAGAACATGTTTAAAGCTTCTTGTGGATTATAGTTTGTTCCATTACCTAAATCTATTTCAGCTAATCCATCGGCATCTAAGTAAACACCATCTGGAACCATACGTGATAACACTTGCTGTAGCTTTAAATGTGTAAGCTGTATCATATCAGCAAAGCCAGTGATACGCTGCACTAAAGATTCTATTTTACCCTTGTACATACGTGGAGCTACAATACTATAATTCATTTTAACTTTAGTAAAGTCACTTTTTGGCCTCATCATGTTTTTAGCCATTTCCCATTTTAACAACTTATCAGTTCCAAGAATTAAAGCGCCATCGTATAAACACTCTATTGATCTTTGTAGTTTGCCAAAGTTTTCAGAATTTTCAGGTGGATTAAAAGTATCATCTTTAGCTAGTATTTTTTCAGCCCCACTACTTGTTTCTTTTACTTTGTAAACTTCGTTCATGTATGTTTTATAATTAAAATATAAAACTTGAACCTTGTTATTGTCAGACTCGCTATGATTGTAACCTTGATTATAATTTGATTTATTATAATTTTTGTTTTTAACAATATCCTCTAGGTTTTCTTGAGTTAAATGTGGAAATTGTTTAACTAGCTCGTTAATAGGTATATTTTTAACTTCACCAACATAGTATATGTCATCAAAATAAGGTGACTCGCTATATGAATAAACTAAATCAGCTGGATCAACATAATCTATAGTAACACCTTCAGAAGTATTAAAGCTTGTTTTTGTAGCGCCTATACCTAACACTGTTAAGTCGTAATAAAATCTTTTTTTAATTAGCTCGTAATTATTTCCTTCAAATAAAACGTTTATAGCTTGTTCTTCTGCTATTTCTACAGCTTGCTTATAACTAAGCTGCATGTGTAAATCTAATTCTTCTTTTGTATCTGGCAAAGTTTCTGGATCGTTCTCGTAAAGATCAATTCCAAAAGCATTAGCAACATAATCATTTAACTCTTGCGTCTGCATATCTTTCATTATAGATTCCATATAAGCAGTTCTTTTACTAACGCCATACTCATCTTGTGAAAACGCTTTAATATCATATACTCTTTCTGAAATACCATTAACTACTATATCTACAAACTTAGGTATTATAGGTACTGGTTTCCAGTCTAAATTAAGATAGGACAAATCACCGTTTATAGATAATTCGTCCTTGTATTTTTGTATTGATTGCTCACCTCTAGCGTATAATCTAAGGTTGTGAAAGTTGTTGTGATTTGTTTTATACCTATTGCTACCTCTTTCAGTGTGAAACCACTCAGCCTCAATAGCTTTAGCAACTTTTAAACCGTAATCATAGCTCATTTTTTCCAGGTCACTTACAACTTGAGAAGGAAAATAACTTTTTACAATCATATTTATTTTTTAATTAATTTTGATGTACTACCTTTGTTTTCATATTTAGCAATACTTATATTTAGTTTCGGTTTTTCTATTGTAGCGTTTGGTCTATACAAATGTCTATTGTTAGCCATTATTGCTAGACCAGAGCTTATAGAAGCATCGTGTTTTGTTCTTTTGTTTATATCAAATCTAGCCCAGTCGTTTAATAACTCGTTAAAATAACAACTACCAAACTGACCTTCAGGGTTCATACCTACGTGGCTCTGTATATACATTTCAATCGCTGCCGCGTGAGCTTGCTTTATATCTTCACTTGAATTTGGTATACCACCTATTTCTTTTTCTGCTGTAGACAATTTGTTCCAAACTTTATCAGGTCTGTTCATACTAAAACCTCTATAACCACGTCTTCGTAAATAGTACAATAGACGAGGTTTGTTGTTCTCTGCAAGTATAGGCATCCCGTAAAATACTAAAGCCATTAAAACGTCTTCAAAAAACATCTCTGCAGTTTGTGGTCTTGCTAAATACTCTAAGAAAAATGTATTAGCTGGTGCGTCTTCCATACTAAACTTTGTTAAGCCGTGTAAAGCACCTTTAGAACCTTTACCATCTACAGTTCCTGATATATCGTAACTATCACAACCAAAAGCACCCATGTGTTCATTGCCTGGGTATTTAATACCGTTTTTAATTACAACTCTGTTTTGTAAGTTTGCCGGTGGTGTCCAGCTTAATTTAAATCTACCTTTTGGATCTGGATAAAATATAACGCTTGTGTCTTTTACCCCATTAACCCACTGAAAACTACCAGTACTTAAACTAGGCCTAGTCTCCTCGTTATAATCTATTTGCTCGTATATTTTTACTAGATTAAATATACTGTTATTAGCCTCATCTCTAAACGCGTGCTCAGTAGTTCTTGGAAATTGTCTGTAAAATTCATTTAAAGCATCTTGATCTGATTTTAAACCATCAGCTTCGTTCTGCCAATTATCTATTACACCTACGTCTATTAGCTCTCCATGGGGATCAAAGACGTCATGGTCCGGAGTATTGAAGACTGGGCTTCCGTGCTCATCAATAAATCCTTCGTAGTTCCACTCCATTGGGATAAAAAGAGAATATAAACCAGACGCTGTCTGTCCATTTCTGTTTCGCTTAGTAACGTCTGATGCGTTGTATAATCGTTTGAAGTTTTCTCCACCTTTGTCTAATGCGTTTGATGTTGAGCCCATCATACATTTACCTATAATCCTACTACCTAATCGTAAACATGTTTTTGTAACTCTCCAGTTATTTAATATATTGTCGGGTCTTTCCCACTTACCACTTTCATCGTGTACTAACAGCTGAAGCTTTTCTCCGTCATAACTGTTATCACCTGTATTTTTCCAATCAATAGTAGTATCAAGTCCAACCAAGTCTTCCTGCTTTTCATTAGCAGTAATTTTTTTACGCGTGAACTTACTTGCAGGAACTCTATAAGCAAGCTCAGACTTAGGCCTGTCCATACCGTCTTGAATCGGTTTGAAAAAGAACGGATAGTTAACTGATATTGGAACAACTTTGTCTGTAAACATTTTTTTAGCATCTGCACCTGTTTTAGATAATACACCAAACCTACTGTCGCTAGCCAACGTAGCTTGATTAACTGTTTCAGCTGAAGACATAAAAGAAAAACCAGATCGTCTGTTTTTAAGGTAACACATACCATAACATCTTTTATCTGCTTTGCAAGCTTCCCAGAATATATAGAATAATCTATTAGCTTCTCTAAAGTCTGGCGCACCTACATCAATCTTACTCCATTGTAAGTACATATAGTGTGTACCTGTTATATATGTTGATACACCATTGTTGTTGAACCAGAAGCCTTCTTCTCTACGTTTAAACTCTTCGTCTATATAATCGTACCACTGTGATTTATTTTCTTCAGGATATGCTCTCCAGTCAAATATGTTTTTAAGTCTTGCTAATTCTTTTGGGTATTCAAATTGTTGCCACTTCTTTACTTTGTTGCTATACACTCGCACTGGTTCCATCGG